GAGGCGCAGGACACGAACTCCCACCGAGCGGCCCCTCCGCGTCAAGCTCGCCGATCTCCACCTCAGTTCCGCCACCGACACCGAGTTCTTCGTCGCTGAACCCGATTTCTTCCACGAGCTCGCCCGCCGTCGGTTCCTCGACACACCTTGCCTGCCACTGCTGCTGCAGGACCGCACACTGAATCGGATCACCGTCGCAGACTGGTGCCGTGTCACAGGTGGCCCCGCCACTTGCGGAATCGTCCGCTGTCGGATCAACGCCCGTACCACCCGATCCGCCGCCCCCTGGCCCCGACCCCGTCCCACCTGCCGGACTGCCACTGTCAGGATTCGCTGGATTCGCACCGCTGTCACCCGGATCGCGTGCAGAGCCAGCGCCTTGCTCCGGCGTGAAATGATCATATTCCTCGGTTTCTTCACCACCGTGAGCGATCGTGTCCTCGGGCGTTGCCGGTACGCCTGGCGTACCGTTATCCGGCACTGGCGGGCTCGGAGCCGAATCCGCGCACAAGCGCGAGCCATCAGGGTCCACCCAGCATTCATCATCGCCAATGGCATCGAGGCACACATAATCATCGTCGAAATAGCCGCAGTTGTTGCTGTCCGGCTGAAAGCAATATTCGTGCCCTTCCACCGATGTTTCGCACCACTCCCCGTTCTCGCGCGGATCCGTCTCTGGAACGGGTGACGGCGGCGGCGGTTCTTCCGGCTCGCCACACGTTTCGCCGGTCCACTGCCCGACCGACACCCAACTGAACGTCCCGTCTGCCTCCTTATCGAGCCCCGGCCCCGCAATGTCGAACTGAATCTTGCAATTATTCTGGCACGTGAACTCTTCCGGAAACGCTTCCGCAAAGGTCACCGCGCGCCCCGTCGTCACACCGCTCTGATACTTGCCTCCGAGCGCTGCGCAGTCCGAGGCTTCCGGGTCCTCACACGTCGTACCGTCTGTTGCATCACCCTGTATCTGGAAATTCTGATGCTTCGGAGACCCGCCCGGAATCGTGAGCAGCCGTTGATCGTAATGATCGAAGCCGCTCCCGTTGGTACCGCAGAATGCAAGCGAACTCAGCGTGCACCCGGAACCACCACACATCGTCGTGTTCGCTGTCATCGCCGCTTGAATCCCGGCCAACGTCGCGTACTCCGTCGACGACGACAATGACCCGCCCGAGTTCGCAGAGCACGTCCCCATCGTGCCGGCTACCGCCTTGTACATGTACGGGCTCTGCGTCGGCGGATTCGGGCCGACCACACGAACAGTACAATCTTCTTCCACCGCCTGGCTGACACACGAGAACGTCAGCAGCGCGATCGCAAGCGCGATCAGTCGGAGAACATCAGCCACGCAGCCCCCAACAAACCGATAAGCAGAATCCAGCCTTCCATACGGCCTCCCCTACGACGAAACGCCCGAACGGCCTGAGCGACCGTCCGGGCGACGTAGATCAGCCCGCTCGGCGAACCCACTTGAACGCCTTGATGGCGAAGATCACAAGCAGCACTGCGCCGCCGATCAGCCCCACCGGGACGAGCTGCGCACCGATGTCAGTCACGACAGCAGTGACGTCGATGGCCGCCGCCTGCGAGGCCAGCGGAAGCAGAGCGCCCATGGGCGCGAGCACCAAAAATTTACGAACCATGCTATGACTCCTGAGCTTGACGTTTAAGAGCACGAAATGCCCAACCGAGAGCCCACAGCCCGATGATCGCTCCGGCTATGAACCCACCATCTTCCAGCGAGAGTTCGGGCATAAATCCCGCTGATTCGACCCAATCCACCGTGCCCCCGACCGCCGTGCAAGCGTCGAGCACATCGCCCGTAATCACAGGCGATCCGCTCGCACCCTCGCACGTCAACTGAAATGGCATTTTCTATTCCCCTCCCAAAAAACGACCGCCTGAGAAGCCCCAGGCGACGCGATCGATACCCCACCCGCTACCTAGGTATCCCCAAAAAGGGCCACCCTCGCACGTCAGGACGTGCGGCACTGCCGACGGCCCTGCTCAAACAAGTCCTCATACGCTCGGCCCTGCGCTTCCCGCGCAAGCTCCCCCACACAGTCACTGCACATCCTTGGCCCTCGGTCCTTCTCCCACCGACTAAACACGTAGATGCGCCGTAGACACGACGCACACCGCACCAACCGCCGAACACCATGATTCATAAAACCTCCGCCTGGATCTGCACCACCAAAAACGAAAGGACCGCCCGAACTGCACTAAGACCCGCGGCTTCTAACCCGGCCCGTCGTTCGAGCGGTCCTTCCGGGGGCCTAACCCGTCCTGCGGACTTCGGACACCCGCGGCTGCATATGCCGCAGATCGACCTGAACCTCCCCGTAGCGGTTCAGATAGAAGCACTTTTCCGACAGCGTGTAATCGCCGGCCGGAAACGGTGCTTGATCCTTGTCCAGGGAAATTTTCGCCTCGACGGGGTACGCTTTGACCCCATGAAGCCACGCCTTCTGTTCTCGAAACACATACGGCCGACCCGACGCCTTCGCAGTGCCGCTCCGTTCGTCTACGTGCTGATCTTTCACTTCAATTCGCAACATCACACCCACCTCTCAGATTGAAACTCACTTTCCACGCGCACCTATCCCATCAAGTCTGTTCGCCGCACTCGCGCGCCAGACTCGTCCCGATGCGTAGAGAGCCGCTAGCCCGTCTACGCTGACGCACGAATCCGTTGCAGCGTCGGAGAGCAGTCAACTTGACCGCCCTTCGCCACGTATTTCGCAACGTATCCGCAGACGCCGCCGACCTGGGTGACTTGATCAATTCGGCCGAAGCCGCCGATGCGGTCCCATTCGTCTTTCCAGAATGACCGCATCAGCTGCGCGCCGAATGTGAACTCGAGATTCCCGACGAGCGCGTGATAGTGCAGAACTTCGCGCTTCTGCCACTCCAGCGCGCGGACCCACCGCGACCGCATGTGCCAATGGCACGACCGCTTGTACTTGCGTCCCAGTCGGAACTCGTCGAGCAACCCAACCCAATATCGAAACGCCTTATCCGCACGCTCCGGATGTACGGCTTCGCGGAACGTGCACGTTACAAACCACTGCCACTCATAGCCCGCCAGAAAGTGCACCCACGCCGTTTGAAGTTCGCTCGTGCGAATCCCCGGACGACCCTGCATCAGGGTCGGCAGGATGGAATCAGCAACCGCGCCCGCTGAATGAAAAGAGCCCGCCGAAACTTTCGTCGCGGCGGGCTCTGTGCCTTGCTGGCGGGCGAGGCGGGAATCTGCTGAATCCATGTCGCTTTCTACACAGAGGGCTCTGTGTAGTCAAGCGCCTATGTTCAATATTACACTCCGCACCGTGAGCACCACCAGCGCTTTACTCGACCGGGCAAAAGAAGTTCTTGACATTCGCAGCGATTATATGCTAGCGAAACGCCTCGGCATCACACAACAAGCCGTCAGCTACTACCGCAACGGCAAGAGCATGCCGGCACCCGAAGTCACCGCCCTCCTGGCTGAAATCCTGAAACAGCCGCCGCTCGAACTCATAGCAATGATTGAAGAGGAGCGCGAACGGCAGCGCGACCATCCTCGAGGTTGGGTTCTTGAACTGTGGAGACGCTACAGCCCGCGCCTACTTCCGGCGCTTGTTGCTGCGCTCACCATCGCCGGAGCAACCCAAGAGCGCACCGAAGCCGAAGGATTGACGCCGCTTAAGTCAATGGACGATTTATACATTATGCGTACTCTGAGACGCTGGTTCCGGAGCGCAAAGCGCCAGAGTCTGCCGCTGACCGCTTGCCCCGCTTAAGACCCTCTCCCGCAGGAGATCGCGCCAGCTAACAAACCCTGGCACGCCTCCTGCTCGGTCCCTCTCGTACAGCCCCGACTGACCGCTTTAGACGGTTTTCGGGTGAGTGAGAGCCGACCTTTTTTTCATGGGAGACGCCAATGACCTCAGAGATCACCAGCAGCTGCCCGTACGGCTACAGCGACGTCGTCATCATCAAAGGCTTTCAATACCTTGCCCGAGTCTGGCGAACCCATGATGACCAAGAATGGCCGCTGGAAAAAGACCAACTGATTGCCGTCGATGGTCCTTTCGACACCCAAGCTGAAGCCTGGACAAGCGCCCAAGAGCTTGCGATCAGCTGCCTTCTGCCACTGATGAAGGACTGAACACAATGAAACCAAAACAATTTGCGGTCCTGGTCGAAAAGCAGTTCAAAGCAGAGCGCGACATGCTCCGAAACATCAACCGCTGGACAAAACTCCGCACCCAAGTACGCAGAGCCGAACGAACCCTGGACAAGCAACTGATAAAAAAAGCAGCCAATGGCGACTGGCGCACCCTGGCCGGCGAGCTACCTCCCACACGAATCATCGACCCGCACCAGATCGATATAGACGACGTGCTCTAGCCAACGTCACCCGACGAGCAAGCGCCAAAGCCCCGCGTTCGTTCCAATGCCGCCCGGCCTTCAAGTCGTCTGGTGAACCACTTCCGGCGGCGTGGCGGGCGCTGCCGCGCCCGCTCCCGCCGACGTAACAGGTTCAACCGGCGACGGAAGGGCCGGCACATACGGTTCAATCGTTGGATACCGGGCCTTGCCCCGCGGATCAAAAGCGCCACGCTCGTGATAGCTCATGCACAACCGCTTTTCCAGATCCAGCACGGTTCCTTGCGCAGTCGTACAGGTACACGTCGTCCGATGACCGATTTTCATGACAGAACACCCGGCCACGGTCGGAACGTCTTCGACCGACAACGCTGCCTGATACATCGGTGCGGAGTACGGAATCCCCTTCACCCGCTCCGCGAACACATCCTCGCCCCAGGCCCCGCTTGCCCCTCGCGAAGAAGTGCCCCATGTCGCCCCCGGCACCGCCGCTGCCGACGCCGCGACGACTTCCTCAGCATCCGGGGTCATTCGGTCGTACACAATATAAAACGCCGTGATGATCCCCGCCAACGATCCCACCAACACTGCCACCGGCTTGATCGGAAAATCTTTCTTGACCGTGTGAACGTCGGCGCTTTTGTAGACTTTATAGCGTTCCTTCGGAAACGGGAACCTCGTCACGAGCGCATCTTTCTGCACTGACCGATCGTGCGGATCGACGCACCTTTCCCACTGCAGTACTTTTGCCGTCTCGCGACCAAACTTGCGCACGACGTGGAAATGGCGGCCCACCAGCTTACGGACAGCGATGTCCAACAGCTGGGGATGCTGCGTAATCAGAATGATGTCGAACCCGCGGTGACGATGCGTCTCAAATTCTGAAACGTGCTTCGGTACCTGGGCGCCTTGCTTCCGCGGCGGGAAAATCCGCTGACACTCGTCAATGACAACGATCGCCCCGCCCGACTGCTCGTGCCACCGTGACCCGTCATCCAGCTCAAGCCACGGAAGCAAAAGATTCGGAATGCCCGACTGATACACCGTGCGCTCCGGCGCTTCCGGCTGCGCCTTCTTCCACGCTTTCTGCACATCCTCAACGATGCCAAAGGAGTACAAGGTCTTGCCATTCCCTGGCTGCCCTGTCACGAGGTACAGCATGCCCTACTCCGATGCCGGCGCACTCCAGCGCCGACGCGTGATTCCACCCGTGGCCGCGTTCAGCCCAGCGAATAGCAGCTTCGCTGTCCCCGCCGACAGTATGATTTTGATGAAGTCGTCCACCTTCGCCATCGCCAAAATGGTCAGTACGCTCGTCGGCGCTGCACCCAGATTCGACCAGATGCTTGCTTGCGCTGCGTCCCACAACGCACCAATCCCGACGTAAGTCACCGCTGCGAATCCGATACCGATCAGCAATCGAATGCCGAGAGGCACGATCACTGCGGCCAGCGCAGCCCAGATCCCCACGACCAATGGCACCGGCATTACTGCACTCCCCGAACCAGCATCAACCCGCCGATCAGATAGCCCATCACCAGCACGAATGGCGCGAACATCGTTGCGAAATCGCAGGCTGGCGCCCACGCGTCTATCGAGATCGTTTGGCCCATCACCGTGATGGACAGAGGCGCAGGACACGAACTCCCACCGAGCGGCCCCTCCGCGTCAAGCTCGCCGATCTCCACCTCAGTTCCGCCACCGACACCGAGTTCTTCGTCGCTGAACCCGATTTCTTCCACGAGCTCGC